TATGCTCCAAACGCTAAGGTTGAAAAACCTAAACTAAATATAAACGTTTCCAAGTATAGTAATACTGGGAGTAATTCACAAATAATCAAATAATAAATATGGCAGAGTCTGGCATTAAAAGTTATTTCCCGAGTCAAACCGTAAGTGATGCTGAGAAGCTAAGTTACGATTATGGTTTAAGAGTAGGTAAAGCTATAGAACAAGAATGGTTCAACAATGATAGAAGTAATGGTAGATATAAATCTAACCAAAATAATTTTCATAATTTAAGATTATACGCTAGAGGCGAACAATCTATTCAAAAGTATAAGGATGAGTTATCTATAAATGGTGATTTGTCCTATTTAAATTTAGATTGGAAACCTGTTCCAATTATTTCTAAATTTGTAGATATAGTAGTAAATGGTATCGCTGAAAGAACTTACGATTTAAAAGCTTATTCTCAAGATCCTTTCGGTATCAAACAACGGACAGAGTATATGGAATCCATAATTAGAGACATGCAGAGTAAAGAGTTTAACGATGCCGCTATGGAGAGCTTTAATATTGATCTCTATGAGAATAAAAAAGAGGATTTACCAGAAACAGAAGAAGAACTATCACTTCACATGCAGCTTAATTATAAGCAAGCCGTGGAATTAGCAGAGGAACAAGCTTTAAATGTTTTGTTTGATGGTAGCAACTACGAGTTAATAAAGAAAAGATTTTATTATGATCTAACAGTACTGGGTATTGGCGCGGTTAAAACATCATTTAATACATCAGAAGGTGTTGTAATAGATTATGTTGATCCCGCAAATCTAGTGTATTCATACACTGACTCCCCTTATTTTGAGGATATATATTACGTGGGCGAGGTTAAAACTATTCCAGTAAATGAATTAGCTAAGCAATTCCCACACCTATCTGAAAGTGATCTTGAAGACATAATGAGTAATAAATCTTCAAATAACAGTTCGCGATATCAAGAAGATGAAAATACTATTCAAATTCTATACTTTAACTATAAAACTTATATGAATGAAGTCTATAAAGTTAAGGAAACTGGGAGTGGTGCTGATAAAATTATACCTAAAGATGATTCGTTTAACCCACCAAAAGATAAAGAAGGGGGATACGGTAGAATGTTGAGATCTATAGAGTGTCTTTATGATGGCGCTATGGTACTTGGTACAGATAAATTACTCAAATGGGAAATGTCTAAAAACATGATGCGTCCTAAAAGTGATTTCACTAAAGTAAAAATGAATTACGCTATTGTAGCTCCTAGAATGTATGATGGTAAAATTGATTCATTAGTAAAGCGCATAACTGGTTTTGCCGACATGATTCAGTTAACACATCTTAAATTGCAACAAGTAATGTCGAGAATGGTTCCAGATGGTGTTTATTTAGACGCTGATGGTTTAGCTGAGGTTGATTTAGGTAATGGAACAAATTACAACCCACAAGAAGCTTTAAACATGTTCTTCCAAACTGGGTCTGTTATTGGGAGATCATTTACTCAAGATGGCGACATGAATCCTGGTAAGGTTCCAATTCAAGAAATTACATCTGGATCTGGTGGAAACAAAATGCAAGCTCTTATTGGTAATTATAATTACTATTTACAAATGATAAGAGATGTGACCGGTCTTAATGAGGCTAGAGATGGTAGTATTCCAGATAAAAATGCCTTAGTAGGAGTTCAAAAATTAGCGGCAGCAAATTCAAATACAGCAACTAGGCATGTGTTACAGGCTGGTTTATTTTTAACAACTGAAACAGCGGAGTGTTTGTCTCTTAGGATATCTGATATTATAGAGTACTCACCAACTAGAGACGCCTTTATACAAGCCATAGGTACGCATAACGTCGCAACGTTAGATGAAATGAAAAATCTTCACTTATATGACTTTGGTATATTTTTGGAATTAATGCCAGATGAAGAAGAAAAAGCTATTTTAGAAAATAATATTCAAATGGCTTTACAACAACAAACTATAGAGTTGGAAGATGCAATTGATCTTAGGGAAATACGAAATATCAGATTAGCTAATCAACTTCTCAAGATACGCAGAAAAAAGAAATTAGAAAAAGATCAAGCCATCCAACAACAAAACATGCAACAACAAGCTCAATTAAATCAGCAATCTGCGCAAGCGGCAGCTCAAGCTGATGTTCAGAAAAACCAAGCGTTAAATGCTGGTAAAGCAGAGTTATTACAAATGGAGGCTCAAGTAGAATCTCAAAGAATGATGCAAGAAGTTCAAATGAAAAAGGAATTAATGGAACTTGAATTCCAATACAACATGCAATTAAAGAGCATAGAGGTTGATGGAGTTAAACAAAGAGATACTCAAAAAGAAGATCGTAAAGATGAAAGAACAAAGATACAAGCAACACAACAATCTGAAATGATTGAACAAAGAAATAGTGGTAAACCACCTAAAAACTTTGAATCCGCAGGTAATGATATACTAGGTGGAGGATTTGACTTAGGAGCGTTTGACCCTAGATAGAATTTATTAATTATTATTATATTATATTATGGAAGAAAAAGATGAAAAAGTAATCGAAGAGACTACACAAGAAACGACTGAACAAGTTGAGGAAACTCCTCAAGTTGATGAAAGTAAATTTGAATCTGCTGGTGATGATAGTGTTATTAAAGTAGATTTAAGTGTCCCACCACAAGAGAAGGCAGAAACTGAAGTTGTGGCAGAGGAAAAAACTGAAGAAACAGAAGCGGTAACAGAGGTTACTGAAGAAGCAGAAGTACAACCAGAAACTGAAACACAAGAAACTCCAGTATTAGAAGAAATTACTGAAGAAGAGGTTGAAGAGCAGATTGAAGAAGCTGTTGCCGAAGCCGAGGCTACTAGAAAACCAATGCCAGAAAATATCCAAAAGTTAATGGACTTTATGGAGGAGACTGGAGGTGATTTAAATGATTACGTTAAGCTTAATCAAGATTACAGTGAATTAGACGATCAAAATCTATTACACGAATACTACAAGCAAACAAAACCTCATTTAAACAATGAAGAAATTAACTTCCTTATGGAAGACACATTCTCATTCGACGAAGATATGGACGACGATAGAGATATACGTAGAAAGAAATTAGCGCTTAAAGAGCAAGTTGCCAGCGCTAAAAGCCACTTAGACGGGCAAAAGTCTAAATACTATGACGAAATCAAAGCTGGGTCAAAGTTGACTCAAGAACAACAAAAAGCAATTGATTTCTTTAATAGGTACAACAAGGAGTCAGAAGCAACTCAAAAAACAGTTAAAAAGAACACTGATATTTTTACACAGAAAACAAACAATGTTTTCAACGACAAGTTCAAAGGTTTTGAATATAACGTCGGTGACAAGAAATACAGGTTTAATGTAAACAACGCTGAAGAGGTTAAAAATACTCAGAGTGATATAAATAATTTTACTAAAAAGTTTTTAGATAAAAATTCTACACTATCAGACGCTAAGGGTTATCATAAATCTCTATATACAGCAATGAATGCAGATGCTGTTGCAAAACACTTTTACGAACAAGGAAAAGCAGATGCTATGAAAAATAGTATTGCTAAGGCCAAAAACGTTAATATGGATCCAAGACAAAGTCATGGAAAAATTGAAGCGGGTGGTTTAAAGTTCAAAGTATTGGGTGATGATTCTTCTGATTTTAAGTTTAAAATTAAAAACAAAAACAAATAACAATTTAAAAAAATAAATTATGGCAATTACAGCAGGAGGTAGTTTGAACAGCGTGCCAGCTCCATTACAGCAAGCACTTACCTCAAATTACATCGACTTTACAGCTACGGCAACCGCAGGTTGGACGCAGCAATATTTACCAGATCTTATGGAAAAAGAATCTGAAGTTTTCGGTAATAGAACAATTTCAGGATTTCTTTCACAAGTAGGAGCTGAAGAATCTATGTCTTCAGACCAAGTAGTTTGGTCGGAGCAAGGTAGATTACACTTATCGTACATAGCTACGATGACACACGTTTCACAAAAACCTGACGCTACCGCCGGTGGTACGATACAAATTGTATCTGATATCGATGGTAACACAGGAACTAATGTTTATTCAATTAATGACCATGGTATTAGAGTTAATGATATTCTTTTGATGGCTGATTCTAACACTACAGTTCAAGGTGTTGTTACTTCGGTAACCGCTGCTACTGGTGAGATTGGCGTTGGTTTCTACGGGGCTAATACGGCTACGGCTGCTGGTATTACAGCAACCACAGCTTCTGCTCTTAGGGTATTGGTTGTTGGTTCTGAATACGCAAAAGGAACTAATGGTAGAACTGGTCAAAACGAACCAAGCTTCACTTCGTTCTCTAACAAGCCTATTATCTTAAAAGATAAATACGCTGTATCGGGTTCTGATGCGTCTCAAATTGGTTGGGTTGAGGTTTCTGGAGAAGATGGACAAAGTGGTTACTTATGGTATTTAAAAGCTGAGGGTGACACGAGAGCAAGGTTTACTGATTATGTTGAAATGGCGATGATTGAAGCTGTTGACGGTACGCCTGGTTCCACGTTACTTGACAGTGAACTATATGGTGCTGCTGGTAACACTTTCGGTACAGAAGGTTTATTCGCGGCTATCGAATCAAGAGGTAACATGTCTTCTGGTATTACTGGGGTTAACGCTGCTACTGATTTAGCTGAATTTGACGCTATCTTAGCAGAGTTTGATTCTCAGGGCGCTATTGAAGAAAACATGATGTTCGTAAATAGAGGAACTGCTTTAGCTATAGACGACATGTTGGCTTCTATGAATTCTTACGGGGCTGGTGGTACTTCTTACGGGGTATTTGACAATTCTGAAGATATGGCATTAAACTTAGGTTTCTCTGGTTTCAGAAGAGGCTCTTATGACTTCTATAAGTCTGACTGGAAATATTTAAACGATGCTAGTACTAGGGGCGCTATTAACGCTATGGATACTGTTAACGCTATTAGAGGTGTTGTTGTTCCAGCGGGCGTGTCTTCGGTTTACGATCAACAATTAGGAAAGAACCTTAAGCGTCCTTTCTTACATGTTAGATACAGAGCTTCTCAAGCTGATGATAGAAAAATGAAAACATGGACTACTGGTTCAGTTGGAGCTACTACATCAGAGTTAGACGCTATGGAGATACACTATTTATCTGAAAGATGTTTAATTACTCAAGGTGCTAATAACTTCATGTTATTAAACTAAGCACTCATCATATTAAAGAGACTGGGATTAATTTCCCAGTCCCTTTATTTTATTAATTTTATTATATATTATATTATGGCAAAGAAAACAAAAAAAACAGAAGTGGAAACAACTCCACAGGTTTTAGAACCAAAAGTTGAAACAAAGGTCGTGGAAAAACCATTACCGAAAGAAAAAAAAGATACTTGGGAAATAAAAGATAGGATTTATTATTTAAAAGGAGGTAAAAAACCTTTAAGTAAAATGATAAGATCAGCGAATATTTTTTGGTTTGACGAGGAAAAAGGCTATGAAAGAGAATTAAAATACTGTGAAAACCAAAGAACATGTTTTATTGACGAGATGCAGGGCGAACAAAGGCTATCACATATAATTTTTAGAAACGGTATGTTGAGCGTTCCTAGGACAAAAACTACTTTACAAAAATTATTATCCCTATATCACCCACATAAAAATAAAATTTTCTACGAATGGAAACCGCAAGTAGTAGCTAAAAATCAAATAGATGTCATTGAATTGGAGATCGAGGCGTTAAATGCAGCTCAATCTATAGATATAGATATGGCTGAAGCTATCATGCGTGTTGAGGTTGGTTCTAAAGTATCAGAGATGAGTTCTAAGGAACTTAAAAGAGATTTACTATTGTATGCTAAGAGAAATCCAGGTTTATTCCTAGAACTAGTGAATGATGAAAACGTTGTACTTAGAAACTTTGGTATCAAAGCAACTGAAATGGGAGTATTAAAATTATCTTCTGATCAAAGAACTTTTTCATGGGGTTCTAACGATAGAAAGTTAATGAATGTTCCATTTGATGAACACCCTTATTCAGCTTTAGCCGCTTGGTTTAAAACTGACGAAGGAATGGAGATTTACTCCAATATTGAAAAAAGATTAAATTAATCTAACTGTAGATGCAGTCGCTCTACGGAGCGATTGCAAA